CTATCCCTGCCTCCTCTTCAGGATCGTCAGCGCTGGTGCGCGTGAGTCGGTTACTGATACCTTGTTTGCCGCCTCAATCAGTTGGTCCAGCTCTGCCGCTGAGTAGTGACTGGTTATACTGCCGTTCTTATGGCCGAGCAAAGCTTTGCGATCCTCCTCAGTCACGCCTGCTGCGCGCAGCCTTCTGCCAAAGGTGTGCTTCAGGTCGTGAATGCGGATCCGGGCGAAACCATCATGCGCCGGCCGCAAATACTTCTCCTGCCATTTCTTCGCCGCCCTGACCCTGGCTTTCTTCCAGGCTGAGTCATTCATGCGGTGAACCATCGTTTCGTCCCCGTCGCCGTCTGGCTTGCCGAAAGGAAAGACGTACAGCTTGTGCTGGCCTCGCTGCTTCTCAATGACCGACTTGGCCACCGTGTTGAGAATCACCAGGCGCTCGTCCCGGTTCTTCACACCAGACCTTGCGCTTCGACCGCCGAACCCCGCCGGAATCAAAAATACGGTGGTATCCAGCTCCGGTACCGCGATTTCCCAATCCCATTGAAGCTTGCAAACCTCCTGCTCCCGACACCCCGTATTGACCTTGAACATGGCCATGGTCTGCAGGTGTGCCGGCAGTTCAGCGAACAAGATCGACTGCTCTTCCCAAGAAAGCGGGTAGGGCTTGCGGCAGTTCGTCTTCTCATCCAGCAGCGAGATCATCGGCACAACATCGAGCCATGGTCTGCGCTCATCATCACGCCACTTGCGCGCGCATAGATTGAGAACCCTGATTGCCCGTTGAAGGGCAATGTTGACCGTGCGATTCGTTACAGGCTTACCCTCGGCAGGGTGCAGCTTGGAATGAATGTACGGTGCCAGGGAGTCATCATCGATGTGCGTGATCGGCATGTCCCCAATGAACGGATCAAGCTGAGCCATATAGGTTGCAGATATATGGATTGACGCCTGATCCTTCACCTCCAGCAAGAAACGGGTAGCCGCTTCTCGCCACGTCCTGACCTTTTTGACACCGTAGACCTTTTCCTGTCGAAGCTTTTCCAGCAAGTGGATCAGGTACTGCTCGGCTTCTTGGCGGTCACAAGTGCCAGTACTCTCTTGAATTCGTTCTCCTCTGTACTTCTTGTCGATTTTCCAGATGCCGCTCGGCATTTTCTGGAGGCCGGTGATTGCTTTTTGGGCCATGGCGTAGCTCCGTTATCTTTGCCTTGGCGCTCGCTGCGAGGCCGATTGTTGTCCTGATTGACTGCTTTTTCAATCAGCCTGCTTGCGATGTACGCATCTACCCACTCGTCCAGCTCGATCCGATCAAAGCCGACACCTTGGGTGCCGATGCGAAATTCCCGGACGTGAGGCCTGACTGTTTTGTCGAATTCGCCACGGCACATGCCGAGGTAACCAGGTGCTTCGCCGGCCCGTAAGATGCGGGGCAGGTGCTGTCCGACCTTTGCTGCTGTTGCGTTTGCCATAAATTACCTCTGCGCCAAAAGCGCTATGCATTTGGCTAGGGCTTTGCTGGAAACCATTCGGTGTCATATTCGAGCTGAGTTACCCGACATGGCGTAATGGACGGCACCACCTGGGTGAACGTGTGCACAGAAAAAGGCTTCTCGTTGAAGCGCGTCGCCTCTTTGATGAATCTCTCTTTGTAGATTCGTAACAGGTGCTCAGCGGCATCCTCGAAGTTTTCTTCCCTGTACCAGCCTTCGTTAATGGAGCCATCGCTTACGAGCCAGACCGTAAGCTTCGGCGACTCTTCGGCAGCTTTTATTTTCTCGGACATCTGGTCGCGGGCGTAACGCATCTGGTCCAGGGTCAGGGTAGCTACCCAAGCATCAGTTCCAATGCTTTGGGTGTGGCCGTATTCGCACTTAATTTTAGGCATGACTTCGTCCTTGCCGCTGTAGCAGCAGGCTTTGAGTGGGGGTAGGGTGACGGGTATTTTTTGCTGATGTGCTTGGCAATGGGTTTGAGTTGGGCTTGTTGGCAGGTGTGTAACACCGCGTTGGAGAGCTTGAGTATCTATATTTTCGATAAAAGCTTCTGCTAGGTGCGCTGCTCATCGAGAGGATCGCTGGTTATTTTGCTGATGCTGGACTTTTTTCTGTGGGCATGGAGATACCTCACAGGTATATTTAGTTTTTCGAATAATGGGGGAGTTATGAGTAACACAAGAACCGCTTTTTTTACTTTAGATGAGAACGCTAAAAATATTTATAATATGGTGGTCAAGGCTCGTAGTAGTTTAGATTCTTTAAGAGATAGTTCTGACGAAAAATACAAATTTTTGCTCGAGTTTGTCGGCGTTACACTATTCCATATTCATAGTTTCCCTGAGTCGTTCGACGAAAGATGTATTATGAATATCGCCTCATTGGGCGAAAGATTTATTGATGAGATACGTGAGAGCTCATTAAGGAAAGAAAAAATTGAGCATCTTTTTACGTATTGTCACAGGTTTGTTATTGAGTACCAACTCAGTACTCCTCACCCAATTTCTGATGAGCTTCTCTCGCTTTTAGCTCGTGTATCCGACTTCGAGTATGAGGGCATGGCTGCGTCACAAGTTAGATATGCTGGTCATCAGATGCTGATAAATGTGGTACAACATTACCTCTATCATCCAAGCTTGACTTCTTTGAAAAACCTGCCGGACGTTATTCAGCGGTCTGAAGTTGAGCGTGAACGTGCCGAAAGTCTAATTGTAGTGAGGGAAACAAGGGTTCAAGCTTTAGCTGAAAAACTTGAGACCTATGAAACGGCTTATAATTTTGTTGGTCTATACGCAGGCTTTAAAAGCCTTAAGGAAACGAAAGTTACCGAAAAAAGGTGGAACTTTTTCTTCCTTTTGATACTCGGATCTCTCATTCTGGCACCATTTGTTGTGAAGTTATTACCTGGGTTTAATGTGGTTCCGAAGTCGGATGTTGATTATGCGGGAATTATAACTCTTGCTGGTCTGGAATTGTTGTTGTTGTATTTTTTCAGGGTTGCACTCCATAATTTTCGATCAATAAAGGCCCAGTTACTGCAAATCGAGCTGAGAATGACGCTGTGTCAATTTGTTCAAAGCTATGCGGAGTATGCTAAGAGCGCTAGGGATGGTAGTTCAGGGCTGCTTGAGCGTTTCGAGCAAGTTGTTTTCAGTGGGATTGTTACCGATGAAAACTCTATTCCCTCCACCTTTGATGGCTTTGATCAAATAGCTAACTTGTTTGACAAACTAAAAAAATGATTTTCTAAGCCGCTTTTGTAGTCTGAGCTAAAATACGCCAAGGATCATTGGCTCTAGCCAGTGCTGCCATCGGCGGCGGGCTGACGCTGTTGCCGCACATATGCACCTGCTGGGTTTTGGTGAAGGGCTTGCCGTCGGCGCCGTGGCTGATGATGTAGTCGCTCAGGAATCCATGAGCCTTGTAGAGCCCAGCTGGTTGCAACATCCGTAGGCAGTGTCGACCATCAAAGGCACGCCGGAGAAGAAATACACAACAAAATTCCATCGTCCTATTGGTGAAGTCAATGCCGTACTGGATTTTGAAATCGAAGTCGTATTCCTTCTATTATTCAGGAATGGAGGGGGGCTCGCCGAGTATCACTCCAGATCCACGAAAGCCTAGAAGTGTGGGTCTGGAGTTGAGTTTTAATGTTTTAGTTTGAGATTTCTAATCTTGTTTATTCAGCCCACACTGGCTTGCTGTATTTGTCGCAAGTGGACTCCCACTCATCAAGTTGGTCAGAATTTATCGGTGTGTCATCTCCGTTGGCTCTGTGAAAGTCGTTTATAAATATATTCAGGCAGTTGCTGGTCTGAGTGCTAGGCTGCACTGGTCGTAGTTTATCCTCTATGATGGCTCCGCGTTCGAATATGTAGTCCGAAACCAATATTCCGTCTGGCGTCCATTCTTTGCTTTCGCCGGTTCTGGCGCCGTGGTCATAAGTTGTTAACTTTATCATTTGGCCAGTATTAACGTCCCACTCGTACGCGGCTCCATGTGGAACTCCTAGGTCGTATGGCGTCTCAGTGATTAATTTACCTAGGTTGCTAAATGTCTGTGCGCTCCCTACGATTTTGCCGTTTATTGCTTCGGACTTGTAAATTGGCGTGGCGGTGGTTTCGTCATAGTTTATTTGTGGGCCTTCAAGCATTCCATTTTTAGTGTTTCGCAAATAAACTAAAGTTCCTGTGTTTGGGCTCCAGATGTTGATAGGCCCATCAACAGTGTTTTCTTTGAAAGAAGATTTGGCTAAAATAGTTTTGCCATCAATGGCATAGACTTCTAAATTGCCGCTCATATTGCCTTTGCTATACTGCGCGGTATATCGAAGGACTTGAGATTTCCCTTGGTAGCATGAAACCTTACCTGAAATATAGCCATCCTCTACCTCTGCGCTGCAGTTGAATGACCGCCCGATAAAGGTGTTTTTTTGAGATTTTAGTGCATTTAAATTTTGGTTGAGATTGTAAATTATATCGTTGTATCCGCTACCACTTTGGATGAATTTTTCCGGCACGTTTGTAACAAATCCGCTGAATGGTTTGTTTTCTGATCCTGAGAAGATAAGGCCGTGGTTTATTTGAGCGTTTCTAAAATCTAAAAGGCTTTCTGAGCATCCTACAAGAGATATGACTGCGACCGCTCCTGCGAGGTGTTGATGGATCTTCACGGTTATTTCCTTATGGCTTGAGGTTCAGTCTTGTATCGTCCAATACGTAGTAAACTTTAAGGCGACGACTTTAGGCCTTCATATTTAATAAAGCTTAAGGATGGTCTGAAAAAGCCCCTTATCGAAAAACCAAGCCCAGTAAATACGGGGCTTCCAGACCGGAATCTTGTCAAAAAGTGGGCTTTTTCAGAGTTTCCTTAGGAAATTTGCTTATTCTTTCTCCCGTGCACGTCGCTCAACCGCTTCGGCCTGGCGCAACTTGCTGCATTTGGTGTGGTTGCCGTGGGTGCGTGATCTGTCGCATTTATCGCAGATCGTTTGCAGGTCGAGCTGGCCCATGGGTGCGCCGCGTGTCTGAACAGTTCGGCGAAGAGCGGTCATGGGGTCAACTCGATACTGACATCGTCATGAATCCACTCGATATCGAGCAGGTCATCGTCGTCAATCTGATCTTCCCGTAGGTCGTTACTGGCTAACAGCTCATCGACGTCATAGTCTTCAACGTCTTTAATCACCTTGCGAAAGTTCACGACCGCCTTGCCGGTGAGCACAACTGTCCTTTTCATTTGGCAATACCTGTCCTTGTCGCCATAGCGGCTGACTTTGAATTGGGGGAGGGGTTGTCCTGTGTCGGGTTATACCCGGGCGATTGAGTGGCGGATTCCTGGAAAAAGCCCTAGAGGAAGTTCCGGGGCGAACGGTGGCTCAATGTCTCAAACAAAGCCGAGGCATTACCAAATGAAGCGATTTATTGCAGACCTGATGTACCACGCCCTGACCGAGCTATTGAGTCAGTTACTAATTCGTCTTGGTGAATGGGCCGGGGCGGTGCCTTGGTTTTGATTTGTGCCGCTTTCGCCTGATGCTCGCCTGAGCTGGCGTGATTCGTTGAAGTGGGGTATTACGAGGAGCCGGCACGGGGTCGGCGTTAGACAAGGAAGCGAAAATGAAGGTCGTAATCGAAAAGCATGATGGAACCAAGTACATCTACGAGGATGTAGAACAAATTCAACATCCGGACAAATACAAAACGGTGCTACTTAAAGACGGCCAATACGTCGCCATAGAGCAAACAAGCGATATTAAAAGTTTACATACGATTGACCCTGAGTAGCTTTGAAAGTATCTCGGCCCAATGCTGAGACGTTTCAGGCAGCCTGTGTTCGTGCATCAGGCTGCCATTCACAAAACCCAACTCGTTGTGCTTTCGTTTTAGGGTTGATGATTGGCCTGCCTTCTGTATCGGTCATGATGCGTTTCGCCCTGATGCGCAGATCCCGACATTGAATGGTCTTGCGAGCCAACTCCATGAACTGTTCGGCGTACTGAGGGGCATCAAATAGCGGTGAGAGCTGGCGAACCGTACCCCCCCATAATTTGCTCTGTCTTCTTCTCGACGAGTTCCAGCCATTCAGCAAGCGGAACTGGCTCGACACCACCAGGGGCTTTTACGTTCTTGCGGGTGCCTTTGGTGCGCTTCTTGGCCTCGGCCAGCGCAACGTCGCGGGTCATTCCAAACACTGCAAATGTGCTCATGTATTTTCTCCGTGCAGGCGCTGGCATGGCCTGAGCTGGCATGGTTAGCTGATATGAGGTATTACGGGTGATCGGCGCGGAGCATGGTTCCGTCACCAAAAATCAGAAAAGAGAGAAGAGAGAAGAGAGAAGAGCATGGGGATGTTTGACGAATTCCACACGGACAACATTTCAATCATCAAGAGCAATGGGCAGCGTTACGACGGGCTGAAAGCGAGCGTTCAGAGAGACAAGATTTATTTCGAGGATTCTTCGATCCTTGTTGAGCCTCGCGATCTGATCCAGAGGAATATGTCCAACGGTGGGGTCGAAACATTTGAGGTGATAGATCCAGGCTTTGTTGAATCAATCATGGATTTTGAGGCCCATTATCAGATGAGGGTCAGAAAAATGGGCATGCCCGAAGCGGAAAAAGCTGTGCGCAACATCACCTACAACATAAGTGGTGCTAACGCTCGGGTTAACAATCACAGTGTTGATAATTCCATCAACAACGCAACGATCAACCCGGAAGTCCCTGATTTGATTGCATCGCTTCGCTCGGAGCTATCCAAGCTTGGACTATCGTCACAAGAACGAGCGGAGTTCGACGAAGTTGTCGATGAGATTGAGAGCCAACTGAGCACTCAGGCTCCGAAAAAAACGGTTATCAAAAGCTTGCTTGCAGCTCTGCCTCATGTTGAGACAGTTGCAGCCATCAGCGCATCAATATTTGGCATGGTTTCCAGATAGTTTTGGGTAGTCGTCTCTGCTGGCTTGGCAGGTAGGTCACACCTACCTGTCACGCTATGCGAATATGATCGGCAAGTTGCTCGTCGGTCATGCGATCGGCTCCGCGAATGAAGCGCGATATCAGATCTTGTTCCTCATCGATCCCGGTGCGCGCCATGGTTCGCTTTAGCGCGGCGTCATCGTTGTGATACAGGGCCGTGACAATCTTGCGTGACAACAGGAGCGCTTCTTTTTCCTTCGAGCTCAATTTGTCCCGCGTGCGCTGTTCGCGCTTGCGCTCGGTTGCAGATTTGGCCATGGCCTTTCTCTTCAAGTCCGCTTTTGGGCAGTGGGAGTAGGGGTTATGTGTAGTGGCAAGTTGCTATAAGTTTGTGATCAACTAAACGGTCTGAACCACTACTCAAGGATTCACATGAAATTGAAAATCACCGCTCTGTGCCTACTCGCTGTACTGGGCGGCTGCACAACTGCTGGCCCATACGTCACCAACATCTCCAGCGATGGGCGCAACGGCCTGAACATTGAGCGGTGCGCCGTGAAATTGAACGCATTTATGGGTACCGTCAGTACCACAGAGTGTACGAGCCAGAACCTGCAGCTCAGCCGTAATAACTGAGGGTGCAACTTCTGCCCAGGGCGCTGACTTTTCAGCTGTGAGCGCGCTGGGCGGCAGATGGTGTTGAGTTTTTCGAAGGCCGCGCCGTACTGAGGCGTTGATACGCCTCACAGATGACTGCCGAAGAAGACAAATACGGCCAGTATTGCGCTGATGCGTAATGCCCAGTCTCGCAGTAGCTGACCGAATTGCTTGACACCGAACTGCGCCGCTTTGGCTTCCAGAGCCCGGGCATGGCTGGTGGCGTTTTTGTGGCCGAACCGCTCGGCTACGACCATGCCAGTAGCCCGATTGATCAGCGAAAAGGTGTTGTTGCCGCTTGGGCGCACGATGATCAGCGGCGCCAGTGGCGGCGGCATTACGCCGGGCTTTTGGTAAAACTCGGCAGTGGCCTGGCGTGTGCGTTCGCGCAACCCTTCAAGAATTGCGCAGCGCTTGGCGAAAGATATATGCATGGTCGATCCTCGACAGGGTTACGGTTTTTCGTCAGCACTCAGGCACTGCGCTGATGGGCGCGCAATGGAGTGCTGACGAATAAACGCAGGTATTAAAAAGCCCAGTCGAAACCGGGCTGTGTTGCTCTCTTAAAACGCCACCGTATGTAAGAGCCTGGCTGTGCGGGCGTGCCCGTCTTTGTTTACTTGTGCATGGCTGAATCCTCCGTGTTGATCGTCTGCAGGGCAGGGGTGATGCAGGTGTCCAGCGTCTGCTGGGTTGGCGTCCGCATCGGTCTGTACTCTGGCCGGAATATGCCGGAGATCAGACCGATGCGTCCTGGTGCTGGGGAGTACCAAGGGCTCGGGCAGTTAGCGACAGGCTGTCGTGGCGCTGGTTGATTCGGGTTATACGGTCAGTTCGAGCACTTCGGCGCGTCGCACTAGGCGTATCTCGGCGAAGCGGCGTTCTGAAGGTCGGCGGTCTCGGCGCGACATTTCGCTGTCAGTAGCGGCGTGCATTGCGATTAGCCCGGCCAGAAGCAGGCAGAGCGGGGTGATGATCTGCCGGCGCATCGCTTCGGCGACCATCGCGCCCTGGCGGTGAACGCCAAGCTTGTACATGGCGCAGGCCAATCGCTTGACCACGGTGCCCGGCGCAATGTCGAAGGCTCTGGCTATCTCTTTGGCGGTCAGTCCCTGGGCAACTGACAGCACGAATTGCAGTTCCCGCGGCGCAAGGCCTCGGCCGAGGTGGCCTTTCCATGCACCGTCTACGATTGTCGATTCCATGATGTTTACTCGGTTGTTTTCCCGATGCACCCGGCAAGCCAGGTGCAGCAGTGAAAGTGTCCGGTGTTGCTGGCCGGGGGTTACTCGCCACCTCCGGCTAGGCGATGATTTCTTTCCATACGTTTACTGGTTTGGCTTCTGGGCCGAGCAATACGGCGTACCTGGGTGGGAATCGCCCACTCCTGCTACGTCAATGCCTGGCTGATCCAGATGCTTTCTACGATTTGATTGTTAAAGAGCGGGTTGCTGCGGTGTGTTGCTGTGATGGATAAATATTGCCCCGGGAATTAACAATCGTCAATGCCTTAGGAATTAATATTTTCTGAGGTCGTAAAAAAACCCGCACTAGGCGGGCTTTCGGAAGGGTGAGGGGGGCTAGCCTTCAGTGATCATCTTGTATGTAACTATCTCGCGGTCTTCCGAGGCAATGTAGCGTACGTATTTCATGACCTTGATGGAGATAGGCATTCCAAGGCTAAGCTTCTGGATCTCGGGAAATTGCTGGCGGTTGTAGGTGACCTTCTGCTTTGAATCGCCGCTGCGGATATAGATCGTCCCGTTTTCCTTGAGGTCTGCCACAACTCCAAATAGCTCTGTTGGCACCGGCTTAATGTCTTGATGCGCAGATAGCCTTTCATGTGTTATGCGCACAGCGTCAAGAGTTCCGCCCCAGTGGTAAACCTTGGAGTTAGGAGCTGGCCAGGAAAGCTCTGCTCCGATCTTACTAGCTTCCAGCGCTCCGAGCATGTCACTTAGGGCCTTTGTCGCAGGCACCCCGATAACGGCCACAAGCTCCTTGATCCGGTCACTTGTAGGGGCCTTGAGGACGTCGAATATCTGCTCAAGCGCGCCCTCCATTATTGATTCGCCGGTCATGTCGGGTGATACATTGCCGGCAAATATCAGGCGGGTAGAGCCAAATGCGAGATCGGAAAGCCTTAGATCCATCTCCCTAGCCAAGCTCTCTGGTATACCCCTCTTGGGGTTAGACCCGTGGCGAAGGTGATACGCCGCATATGACAACGCGCGATTGAAACAATCCGAGAGCTTGCTGAGCAGCTTCAGTGGAATGCTGCCATCCATGCGCATACCTATCAACCTAAGTTGCACGACTTCCAGCTGAAGGTCTGCTTTCGCTTGGCGCAACTCTTGGTGTAGACCATCTTGATGCGAGCGCCATGAGCTGAGAGCAATTTGGAGCGAATACTTACCCGGCGACGATTCGAGAGCTCGAGTGTCGCGATCGATAAATTGGTTGACCTGAGCAAGCTGGCGCTCAAGCCAATCGATACGATTTGCCTGCTCAGTCATAGGTTAACTCCAATTGAGGCTAAACCCTTAGGCGTCACCTCATCGCGTTGAGTTCCAAATTGCTTTTTCCAATATTCAAGTCCTGCCTCATCTTCGACCCGGACTTGGAATACGTGCAACTTGAATCGACTCAGAATGGTAAGCGTATCGAAAAGTCCGTTAAGGACAGGGCGTGCAGATTCAGAAATATTATCGATTACGTCAGACTCAAAAACGAGGACCAAATCGATATCATTGGGATCCTCCTTTTGGCACATGAACGACCCGTCAATCCACGCAAAGCCCTTGAATCCGGTACTTTCGAGCATCTCCAAGTATATACCAAGGGCGCCGAATAGGCCCTGCCTACGGACAGAGTTCGGGAAATTATCAACGGTGATAGGCCGGAGAGAATCAAGCGTAAAGGCGTGAATTCCACCAGGCAGGAGTGGCGGGTAATCAGTTTTTTCTTGGGTCATCACTAGGCATCAATAGGTCCATTGCCTGCTTGAGCTTCAGAGCTTGCTCCTCTGTCATCCCCAGCATCCTGCTTGCCATTTCGTCTACAGCCATCCGGTGCTCAGGGCTAGCCTGGGCATACAGATCGTTCCTTTGGTAGTCGTTGTCGGTGTAGACCTTCGCCACATCAGCGATTTCTTCAGCCAACCGCTTGCTGTACAGCTCAGCAGGTATGCCGAAGAGCTTGTAAATGCCGACCGCTATATCTTTGTTCAGGGCTAATCGGCCATTCAGATAGTTGCTGAACGAACCCTGGTTCATTCCGAGCGCTGCTCCGGCCATTTCTTGCGTGATCCGTTTTTCTTTCGGGCGCGAGAGGTTCTCTTGGATTACCAAGGCCTTCAGGGCTGCACATTCTGCGAGCTCCCAGTCTTTCAGCTTCCGCTTTTCTTTGCTCATGGCGGGCGAGTGTATTTCCGTAGGTATTAGCTAACAAATTCCCTGGGCATTGATTTATTTCAATTCCCTAGGCAATAATTGACGCATGAGCCACGGAGGAATGGTCATGAGCCGAATCCCGCTATCCCAATTCACAGAAAAAAATGGCCAAACGAAGACCGCAATTCTGCTCGGTTTGACTCAAGGCTCCCTGAGCAAAGCGCTCCGAGTTGGTAGGAATGTCTACGTGATCCAGCACGAAAACGGTGAATTCACCGCCGAAGAACTGCGACCTTTTCCGGTTCAGTCCGCAAAACGAACTGCCGCCTAACCCAACCCCGCAGCAAGGAGCCATCTGGGAAGTGAATTATCAGCTCGCTTGCAGTTGATCGGTAGCACCTTGGATTAGCTGTTAATCCATCCAGTTACCAAATCGCAGGCAAAAAAAAGCCGGTGGCTAGACCGGCTTCTTCACAACATATTTCGGGGGCGATTATCCGCCTGCAGATTCTGGTCAGCAGCACGGCCAACATCACGATTCAGGACGACCCGACGCTGGTTACGGCAACCCTGTCGACCGTGCGCGAAGAAATCACCAAGGGCAATGCCAGCTCGGCAAACAAGCTGTATGCCGGCCGGTTTCTGAACTACACCGGCGCGGTGACGGGGCAGGGCTTTTTCGACGGCAGCGGCGATATCAATATCCCGATGAACCTGGCCGATTCGGGTGTGGCAGCGGGGACTTACAGCAAGGTCACGGTAAACGCCAAGGGGCTGGTGACTGGCGCGCAATCGCTGACTCAGGGGGATATTCCGGCGCTGGATGCCGGCAAGATCACCAGCGGCACATTGAGTCGGCCGACTTCGGCCAACGCCGGTACCGCGACCAAGCTGCAGACCGGCCGGACGTTGACCTTCAGCGGCGCCGCTACGGGGCAGGGCTGGTTCGACGGCAGTGGCGACCTCAACATTAATCTTGCCTTGGCCGCGCTGGATGCCGGCAAGTTGGTCAGCGGTATTGTGCCGGTGGTACGCGGGGGTACTGGCGGCAGCAACCCGGCCGAAGCCCGGGCAGGTATTGGCGCGGGTGTGCCGTCGAGCCTGTATCACGACCCGGCGGGTTACTGGTGGGATAAAGACACCGGATTTTTTGTGCAGTGGGGCAACCGATATGTGGGTGATTTGCCCGGTGGCATGTTGAGTTTGAAGGTGACGTTCCCTTTTGCGTTTGATACCAAGCCTTTCATTGTGATCCCGGTCATTACTCAGCATCCCGGCGGTTATGTTTCGTCCGCGTCAGTGACCTGTGCCGTGAATGAACAAAACACAACGGCCACGGACTGCCTGCTTAGCTTCACTGAATATACCGCTCTGGTTCAGGCCTTCGGCTTTCGCTGGCTTGCCGTCGGGTATCGCGTCACCCCGATGTAAACACAGGTTTCAACGCAGTACCGCAACCGCCTACAGGGCGGTTTTTTCGTTTTTATGGAGAACATCATGAGTCTTACCTACTTCTTTCACGGCATCACCGTGTCGCTGGTCGAGACCGGCGCCCGCACCATCGCGCTGCCCTCGTCGTCGATCATTGGCCTTGTCGATACCTTTACCCCGGGTCTGGGTCTGGTGGAGTCCAACGTGCCCACCCTGTTGACCCGTGAGAGCGAAGCGGTGGCCGCGTTCGGTGCCGACTCGGCCATTACCCGGGCGTGCAAGGCGATTTTTAACCAGTCGGCGGCCGCGATCGTGGCCGTGGGGGTGCCGGCAGATACCGAAGCGGCAGTGTTGACCAGTGCCGTGATTGGCGGCGTCTCGGCTGATGGCACGCGTACCGGCCTGCAGGCGCTGCTGGACGGCAAGAGCCTGTTCAACCTGCAGCCGCGGCTGATTATTGCGCCCAAGCACAGTGCCACGGAAGCAGTGGCCACCGCGATGGACGTGCTGGCCGGCAAGCTGAAAGCCATCGGCATCATCGACGGGCCAAACACCACCGATGAGGCCGCAACTACCTACGCTGAAAAATTCGGTTCCAAGCGCCTGTATATGGTTGATCCGGCGGTCAAGCAGTGGAGCACAACGCTCAACGGTGACGTGTCGGTGCCGGGTTCTGCGATCGCTGCAGGCCTGTTCGCGCAGACCGATTCGCGCTTCGGTTTCTGGTCGTCGCCGTCGAACAAAGAAATTGTCGGCATCACCGGCACGGTGCGCCCGGTCGAGTACCTGGACGGCGACAAGACCTGCCGAGCCAACCTGCTCAACGGCGCCAATATCACCACCATCATCCGAGACGGCGGCTACCGCCTGTGGGGCAACCGCACGCTGTCGAGTGATGCCAAGTGGGCCTTTGTCACCCGCGTGCGTACCACCGACATGGTCATGGAAGCCATTCAGGCGGGCATGAAATGGGCGGTAGACCGGGGCATCACCAAGACCTACGTCAAGGACGTCACCGAGACGATCAACGCCTTTATGCGTGACCTCAAGGCGCAGGGTGCGGTGATCAATTTCGAGGTCTACCCCGACCTTGAGAAGACCACGGCCACGCAGATCGAGCAGGGCAAGGTGTACTGGACCATCCGCTTTACCGATGTGCCGCCGGCGGAAAACCCGATTTTCCAAATTGAAGTCACTAACCAGTGGCTGACCGAAGTTCTGGAAGCCTGAGGAGGCGTTCAATGATTCCGCAAACCCTGTTTAACACCAACATGTTTATCGCTGGCCAAAGCCTGCAGGGCGACGTCCCCAGCCTGAGCCTGCCCAAGGTCACGGTGAAAACCGAGGAATATCGCGGCGGCGGCATGGATGCCCCGGTGGCGATGGACATGGGGTTGGAAAAGCTGGAGGCCAGCTTTGCCACCAACGGTGTGCGCCGTGAAGTACTGAAGTACTTCGGCGCCTTTGACCAGACCGGTTTTGATGCATCGTTTCGCAATGAAGTGGCCGATGTGGTCAACCAGTTGGTCGGCGCGGGGATGGAGCTGAAGCAGGCGATGGAGTTTGCGCCGGTGGCGGCCAAGTTCGTCGTGGGGCAGGGTTCCAGCGGCGTCGACACCGCCAAGATGATCCAGGCGCTGCAGAGTAACGCCAATATCACCGACCCGAAGGTGCTGGAAAAGGCGCTGGAAGCGGTAGCGTTTCAAGGGCAGGCGGGCAGCTTTGAAGCCAGCGACATGGCGCGTTGGTTTCCTCAGTTGTTGGCGAGCATGCAGAAACAGGGCATCACCGGCATGGACGCCGTGACGCAGTTGGGCGCGATGCTCCAAGGGCATCACCAAACTGTCGGACGAGTCGCCAAAACTGGTGATGGGGCTGACGGCGCTGGCCACTGGGGCGAGCGTCGTGACCAGTCTGCTGGGTGCGTTCAAGATCGGCCGGGGACTGGTCAATCTGGCCCGGGGCGGATTGGGCGGTGGTGGCGGTGCAGGGCGTGCCGGTGTGCAGTCGGTCTTTGTCACCAACGCCAAGGACGCACTGGGCGGTGCTGACGGTGGCGATGAGAAGGGTGATGCAGTCAAGTCGCTGGTCTCGTCGGGACTCAATGCATTGCTCGGTCGCAAGGATGAAGCGCCGGAGGGTGAGGGCGCTGTAGATACCAAACTGGACCCGGTAGAAACCGGGCTGAAGCTGCTCGACGTGATCCGGGAGGCCAAGGGTGGTGACGACGGTGAAAGCTCCGAGCCGCAAAAGGTGTTTGTGGTTAATGCTAGCGACATTGGCGGTGGTCCTGGAGGCGGCCGCGGTGGGCGTCGATCGCGGCGCCGAGGTCCGCCACGCCCGCCGGCACCGCCACCCGTACCGCCGCGTTTGGGCGCTCGGCTGATGAACGCCGTAGGCACCATCGGCAAGATGGGTAAAGCCATTCCGGCCGGCACTGTGTTTGAGGCCGGTATCAAGGCCTTCGACACCTACACCACGGCCAAGACCGCCCAAGAGAAAGCCGAAGGCTACGGCGGTGCTGCCGGTGGCTTGGCTGGGTCGGTAGCCGGTGCAGCTGCCGGCGCCGCGATCGGTTCCGTGGTGCCGATCATCGGCACGGCGGTGGGCGGTCTGGTTGGCGCGTTCCTGGGAGGCATGGGCGGCGATGCGGTGGGTGGCATGTTCGGCAGGTCGTCATTTGCCAAGTCGCTGTTTGGCAACGATGCAGAGCCAGGTGATGTAGTGCGCTCGATGAACGCGCAGTCCGGACGGTCACAAGTCCCGTCGCCTTTGGTGCTCAAGTCGGAATCCAAACCAGCGCCGATCGATCAAAAGATCACCTTTGCCCCGCATATGCCCATCACCATTGAGGGTGATGTGAAAGACCCCGACGAGTTGATGCGCAAACTGCAACCCATGATGCAGGGCCAGTTGAATGACTTCGCCCGGCAGATGGAAGACAACGCCCGCCGGGCCAATGACCGCAAGTTATACGACGCCCCACATACCGGGTAAGGAGGTGATATGCCCTATATGGAGCAGATGCAAAGCACGGTCAGTTACTTGGCCACGGCCGGGGAGGCAGGGCGGCGCAACCTTGACGGCATGATGGGGCCGGTAAACGGCGCAATCAGTGAAATGACCGGCGCGGCCTCCGAGCTGGAGACCCTGCCGGTCATTGGACCGATGGTCGGAGAAAAGCTGCAGCGGGTCATGCGCGGTATCGGCGCCGCACAGGCCAAGGTGGGCGCGGTGGTCGCGGTCTACAACCAAGCCGCCCGTGCCGCCTCGCAGATCGAGCAGCGGCTGGAGGTGCTGGGCGAGCAGACCACCCGGGCCAAAAACGCGATCAACCAGATTGCCGGCAAGATCAATCCCGCACTGGGCAACATCCTGCCGACCAGCATTTTTGCGACTGATACCACGCCGGCGGTGGAAGCGGTGAAGCCATTCCCTCACTTGCTGATCCTGCAGCCGCACAAGCACGAAGCGCCGCCGTACTACTTCAACCTGGACACGGCGGCCTTTGAAGAACTGAACCGCCAGAGCGGCTTTCGCTGGGCCTCGCAAGAGCGCCTGATGCGTCGGCCGGCACAGCAGGCGGTGGGCATGGGTGACGACAAAATCACCCTCAAGGGTTCGATCTTTCCCGGGCACCGGGGCGGTCTCAAGCAACTGGACACCCTGCGCAGCATCGGCGGGATGTTGGTGCCGCTGGGCCTGACCACGGGCTATGGCTACGTCCTGGGGGATTGGTGCCTGACCTCGATCACCGAGGATCAGAGCTCGTTCCTGCAGGGCGGAATCCCCCGCAAGCAGGGTTTTAGTCTGGAGTTTGTCCGTTATGGCGAAGACCTGCAGAACGCTTGAAGGCGACAGGCTCTACACCATCTGCCACAACGCCTATGGCCATCTCAACGGCAGCGTGGAGGCGGTGCTGGAGGCCAACCCCGGGCTGGCCACCGAGCCAGAGCCGTATCGCGGCGGTGTGCTGATCGTGCTGCCGGACTTGGCGCTGGCCAGCGATGAGCAGGCCGTGCAGCTCTGGAGCTGATCGTTACGCGTAACGCGCCTTAAAACCTGAGCCTCGCCATGAGCGGGGCTTTTTGTTGGAGTTAGATATGACGCCCGTTTTCCGCATCGTTGCCGATGGCAGCGATATCACCCGCATGATCAACGACCGGCTTTTGCTGCTGCGCACCTCGGACAAGCCCGGGATGGAGTCTGACGAGTTTGAGTTGCGCATTGACGACCGCGACAGCGCCGTGACGTTGCCGTCTCGCGGTGCCAGCATCGAAATCTATCTGGGCTATGCCGGGTCGACCTTGTCCCGGGAGGGCCGCTATGTGGTCGATGAGGTCGAAGTCTCCGGCCCGCCGGACACGCTGGTGATACGCGGCAAGGCCAGCGACATGCGCGGCAGCGGCAAGACCACCCGTAACGGTAGCTGGGAGGGCGACACCCTGGCCGCCATCGTCAGCGGCGTGGCGCGGCGTAACGGCTGGGAGCCGGCCTGCACGGTGGCCACAATCGTGCCCCGGGCTGACCAGTTGGGGGAATCAGACTTCAATTTCATTACCCGGCTGGCCCGGCAGCACGACTGCACGGCCAAGGTCGCGGACGGCAAGCTGATCGTCATGCCGCGTCAGGGCGGTGTCACGGCCAGCGGCAAGACACTGGGCGTCGTCACCATCAACAAAACGGACGTCAGCCGCTACAGCTTTCGGCTGGGCGATCGCTCGACCCACAAGGCCGTCAGCACCAAGTATCAGGACAAGGCCACCGGCAAACTGGCGGTGGTGAATCTGAATAACGACGACGCCCCGGACGGCTTGCCGCCGGTGCATACCGATCGGCATATCCACCCGAACAAGACCGCCGCCGAGCAGGCCGCCAAGGCGCGTTTGGCCGCGTTCAACCGCTCCACGGCCGGTGTACGGCTGGAAATGCCCGGGCGCTCTGATCTATTCGCAGAACGGATGATCAATGCACAGGGGTTCAAGGACGGGCTCGATGGCGAGTATCTGGTGGACTCCAAGGAGCAGGTCTTCACCCAGTCCGGTTGGTCGACGACGATCGATTGCAACGCCGGCAAGAAGGGCAAGGCCAATGTCAAAGGCAAAAAGCCCGAGAAAACTCTAAAAATCGTGCAGCTCTAACCCGACGACCTACACATCTTGGACTCTTTCAAGGCGGTGATAAGCCCACTCGTCAGCGGTGAATATGGATTTTTCGCTGAGTTAACTTGCTAGGAAAAGTCCCCGTATCGCCTCGAACTGCATACAGAGTCGCTCTGTAGATTGCAGTCAATCGAGAGCAGTGTAGGCCACGTATCTTGCGATACGCCCACATCCATCCACGTTTAGAGGCTGTACTCATGTCGTTGCTTCCGGATAATGATTTTGGGAGTTGAAGAAATATCAAATAGCCACTAACGAATGGTATAGCTCTAAATATTAAGTATTTGTAAAAAAGGGGACCTTATGCCTATTTCAAAGCAGCAATTGCTGCATATTCTTCCTAACGCCGGCCAGTCAGCCGGCGTTTTTGTTCCTGCGTTAAACACGGCAATGGTGCGTTATCAGATCGTAGGCACATTGCGCCAGGCAGCTTTTATCGCCCAGGTCGGACATGAAAGCGGTCAGTTCCGTTATGTGCGCGAACTGGGAGGCGAACAGTACCTGAGCAAGTACGACACCGGCTCACTTGCCAAACGCTTGGGCAACACGCCAGAAGCTGATGGTGACGGCCAAAAGTATTGCGGTCGTGGCCTGATCCAGATCACCGGGCGGGCCAACTACTTGGCGTGCGGCGAAGCACTGGGCCTTGACCTGATTAAGCAGCCTGAACTTCTGGAGGTACCTCAGTACGCCTGCATGTCAGCGGCATGGTTTTGGGCAACCAAGGGCCTGAACACGCTTGCTGACGCTAGCCAGTTCGACAAGATCACTCAGCGCATCAACGGTGGCCAGAATGGTGCTGCCGATCGGCAGGCATTGTATGCCCGGTCGCTCAAGGTGTTGGCATGAGTTCGGTTCGCTGGCTAGTGCTTGCGCTGCTGGCCATTGCTTGTTTTGCCACATGGAAAGTGGACACCTGGCGGTACGGGAAACAAGTGGCAGAACTGAGCGCGACACATCATGCCGACCTAACTGCTATTTCCAACGCTGCAGCCGCTCAGGCGCGCCAGGCGCTGGAGAAGCAGCAGGCCACGCAGAAGGCCCTGACCGAACTCGACGCCAAAGCAACCAAGGAGATGACAAATGCACTCGCTGAAAATGAAAGGCTGCACGCTGATGTTGCCGCTGGTGATCGCCGGCTGCGCATCGCAGGGCGCTTTAGTGCCAGTAGCGGCAATCTGTTCGATGCCACCAGCACCGCCCGCTTGGATGATGGTGGAGCCGTCGAATTCGCTGGTGCTGCTGGACGAACTGTTCTCGATATCAGGGCAGGTATCATTAAAGACCGAGCAGCCTTGAAGGGGTTGCAGGAGTATGTGCTGAGGGTGTGTCGTTAAGATCGCGCAGGCTCGGTCGCATTTCATGTACGCTGCAGTGAGCTAAGCTCCAACTATAGGTAAAAGCGTTGTGCTCAGAAAAGTAATGATCATGATCATGGACATGGGCTTCATCAGGATTTCAGTTTTGCTAATGTCTCTCTGGATCGTCACCGTATCATTGATCGTGTACACGATAGCTCAATAGTCAGAAAGCAAAGCCCCGGAGTTTCGCGGCTCCAGGGCTTCTATTTTCGCCTCCATCCCTTAATGTCTGGCGAACGTGGAGCAGAGACTACCAGCGATGTATGGATTGTTCACTACCGCGATAGGTGGGTTGTGTTCGGTCGGCAGGACGCCAAAGGAGGGTGGTTATAGTTTCAACGCTTAGGCGCGCGATCTATATTTGCGTGACAGTCGCCGGCAGTTTTTTACTAAGACAGGCGATTCATGGTGTCTTCGTTTAGATCTTTACTGA